CGCGAGAGATCGAGAGCCGCGCCTGTATCGCGCGTGAATCCTCTTACCGCGCCCCCGCGAGTCGTTTTACCGCGCGCAGGTCATGCACCCGCGTTAATTGATCGCGCGTAACTGCCGAGATCTGTTGCTATCACTAGCTTTGCACCGCACTATAGATGCGGTGACGACCTGAGACCCCCCTCCGGGGGGCAAGCGCGTCCGTACGTATACGTAATCTCTCTTCTCAAATTTATGCCAAAATTTTAGCCTTCATCTCTGCAAAATCCTTATTAAACACTTGATTACCTATATCTGTTAGCTCATGTTTAATCATTTCATCGTATACGCTGACTGGAATCGTACATATATCAGCTCCATACTTAAAAGCCTTATCAACACTCCTAACATTCCTAATAGAAGCAGCTAATACCTTAGTTTTTATTGATTTTAACTTGTAAAAGAGGGCTATATCCTTCACAAGACCAAAACCATCCAAGTTATTATCTGTCATCCTGCCAATAAAAGGAGACACATAGGTTGCACCTGCTAAAGCACATAAAATTGCTTGACTAAAGCTAAATACCAAAGTGACATTAACTTTAATACCTATACCTGTTAAGTACTTACAAGCTGTAAGACCATCAGGAGTACAAGGAAGTTTAATTGTTGTTTGATTATCATAAGTTCTATGATGTTCTATACCATATCTAATGAAATCAGCTGAATTATCAGCCACCATTTCCATAGAGATATCTGGTATACCAAGATCTACTAATTTATTGTAGACATCATGAATATTCATCCCACTCTTCTTAATAAGGGATGGGTTGGTGGTAACACCTGATATAAGTCCTGATGAGAATCTCTGTTCTATAGCACTTACGTCAGCTGTATCTAAAAAGAGTTGCATCTATATTTATACTGTTAATACGTGATATACGTATTGAGGAAGTTTAACTAGTTGGGGGATAGTGTTAGTACTTATAAGATCATCATTAACGGATGATAAGTAAAGGGAGATTTGTGTCTCCCTTTAGCTTGAGGGAGCGAGTCCACCCTTCTCTCTCCCTGTATAAACCCCTTATTACCCTAAACCCAGTTGTTAACTGAGTTTCCAGACTCTAACCCTCTAGCTTGATCTCTTTGGTCTTTATTCATGCCAAAGACTAGGTGGTTAGCGGAAGCTTGAGGGTTATCTAGGTAGTCTTCTAAGACGCTATTCCATTCTTCAAGTTGTCTTTGTTTAATCTGTTGTTCAGCTGAGATAGATAAAGCATCAGTAAAATACTTTACGCCTTGTGCAAGACAATCGATTCTGTCGTCATGTTTAACTGCATATTTCTGTCTACACATTCTCGACATTTGATAAAAGAGCATGTAGAGGAGTCTTTCTTCAGGAGCTGCATTTTGATTGGAGTTATAATCCCATTCAACGACAGACCTGTTGATAATGAGGCGATGCTGGTTAAGGACAGGCTCAAGAGAATCAATAATACGATCTTCTTTACGGACATTAGCTCTAGTTTCTTCAATGTATATAGCCTGTTTAGTATTTTGTAGATGTTTTTTAAATAGTTCAGCTACTATTCCATCACCAAAGTTAGATTCAATTAATAAGGTTGTCGCATTTAGCTTTTTACAACCTTTAAGAATATCTAACAAGGTTGAGTCTGAGTACCCATCTCTGTATGCACGCATTTCATGCAAGTAAAGGAAACCATTTCGTTGGGAGATAAAGGCTGC